AAGGGAATATGTAATCAGGAATATAAACACAACCAACAGTAACAGTCATGTCATTGTTGACTTGTGTACTGATTACACGCCAAGGGCTTGTTGTATCAAATGTAGTTACGTTTCCACTGACATGGATACAATCACCGGGCTCTAAGTCCATAGCACTGGTGCTTAGGGTAACTGAAAGGCTATCGCTAAGTCTTGATTTCCAAAATATAATTCTGGCTAGATCCTTAGCCATGATGGCATTGGTAACACCGCCAGCAGTAAATGTACCTTTGTTTTCACGTCCACCATCTTGATCTATATAAGTTTGACGTTCGGATTCAAGTTCTGGATAAACAACATCTTGATTGCTCCATTTGTTATCTGGATCAACATAAGTTACAACTACTTGGTTAAACTTGCTGGCACGTTCAATGCCAGTCCATACTAGGTTACCAACAATGTCATTCTTGGTAAATGTCATAACAACATCAGCACTGCCGCTTAGAATATCAGTAGCATTGCCAGCATCTTCAATTTTTAATTTGTACTTGCCATTAACGTAAGGCATGTAAGCACGGAAGTTGGTTAGTAATGTTTTGGTATTAGAAAATATAGTCTGGCTTGTATCAAGAACAAAGTTCATGCTCATGATAGGACCCTTAACACCACTGACATAGGTTACTTCGGTGGCACATTTCTGCGAAGCAATATTCCAACTGGCCCAGTCAATGTCACTGTTCTTTAAACCTTTACCATAACGTGGATTGCGTAAGTAATCTAATAGGACTTCAACAGGATTAGTATAACCAATGACTACGCCTGTACCGGTAGTAATATTTTGATAACGCACTGAGTCATTGTCGTATTCATTTGCAGGAGCAGTAGATGGTGCTGGACTTAGCAATTTACCATACATTTCAGTGGTTAACTTAGGGATATCATAACCAAATGGATTTGAATCTTGGTCCGCTTGTGTGGTTACTTTCTTCCATTCATAACGAGCAAATACAACGGCTAAGCCATTGTATACCATATCATTTGTCCAGTTAGGAGGAGTCACACTATCAGTATTAAAGAAACAATACTGACGTACAGGTTGTGTTAAACTACTAGGATCAGTAGTATAAGCACCTTTGAATAATTGAAGACGCACACGCCCTGAATATTTGCCATCAGCAACATCAACAACATTGCCTGCATTAAGGGCTGTAACTACTGAATCACTTAGTAAGTTATCATCAAGTAATAATGTTCTAAGTCCGCCTATCTGCCCTTCACTGAGCACATGGGCAACCCATAAGTATTTGTTATCAGTTGATCCTGTTTCAGCAAATGTAACAATTGATCCAACTTTACGATATCCATAAACAACAGGAATACTTTCAACACTACCATGGCGTTGTACTAAGACACCTTGTTGTCTACTGGCTTCGGCGGCAGCACCTACATCAGGAACACCAAACATACTCATGAATGGCTTCATAACAAAGTCAACTACTGAATCAACAATCTTAGGAGCAACCAATGCGGCTGCTGTTAAGGCTAAGGATGCACCACCAGTAAAGGGCGCGGCTACTACGCCAGCAATAGCAACTAAACTACTCCATAAACCCATTATCTAATCTCCTTGCCCATGATAGTAATGGGTAATTTGTTGTAGCCTAATTGGCTGTATAAGTCTTCTAGCCTGTTTGGTTTGTTGCCGATATCTAGGCATTTGATTGAACTAGCATTGACTTCACGTGCCCAACCCTCAAATGTATCAACCAACTGTCGATAATTGGTTAGGCTTGCATATTTTTCAAGCAGGTAACAAAATTGTATTGCGGCAGCGCATTTGCCATCAATTGGATCTTCTGTGATAAATCCACCAATGACTCCTATTGGGCGTTGTCCTTCAAATGCAACATTGAAAAACATATTCCAATTGATGTCATAAGTCTTGATTGTCTGTGCCACACGGCTTTCATCGTAGTCTTCATCTTCAATCATGACTACTTCACGATAGTATTGAAAAAGGTTTACTACAATATCCAATTCCTCTGGCAACATTTTTCTAATAATCATTTTGCTAATCTACCCCATAGGAATTCGCTTTGTCCAACATAGCCTGCTTTGTCCATGCACTTGTCGTATTTGACACCCTGGAACAACCAATTGCTCCAATTGTTAGTACGGCGCCCATTGGTGCGTTCAAAGTCACTGAACAAGTTACTACAGGTTAAGTTTAATGATACTGTCTTGCTGTTTTCAGTAACAGCAAAATTAAAGATATAACCAGTATAGACTTCAATAGGTACATCAATGATTTGAAAGGTGCTGGGGTTTAAGAATGCTTTCTTAATGATTACCTTGCGCCCTTCAGTGTTATTAAGACTAATTTTATTGACTAAGTCAGTGTTAAGTCCAGTGAGTTGGATTTGAAACTGTCCAACTTTTGTGTCCATTGTTTCAGCAAAACTGCTAAATGCTAGGAAGTCACCTTGTGCTGTGTAAACAACATCACTGCCTGTTAATGTGCTGGTAGCATTTAAATTCATACCACCATTGTTAAAATACTGCGGTATGGCAGTACCTGCATCTGTATAAAGTTGTATTTCTACTAAGTCAACACAGATAAAGGCATCACGATAAAATTCATTGCGTACTAAGTTGTTATAGGATTTCATCCCCAGACTTCCCTGCAATCAAATTCTAGGCTACCTAAGCCGCCTTGTCCATGATGGAACACTTGTTCACCATTGGGTATAATCACTTGGAATGGAACTGCTGTGTAGGTAATCAATGTGCCATTAGGTACATTGTCAACAAGTCCGCCTGTAAAGTAAACAGTACCTGTGCCACCCGAAATGGTAACAGCATTGGTTGCCATGTAAACTTTGCAGTCCACATTGTTAGCATCATCGCCGGGATAGTTTAAATCATTAGAGAATCTAAACACATCTCCACCAGCGAACAAATTGCCATTAGCACCACTAACAGTAATAATTCCCCTACCTGTTTTGTATCCAGTCTTACTAGTTCCATTTTCAGTCCATGTATCAGAGCCACCAGTTACAGTTACATTACCTGTAATTTGGTTGCTTAGTTTGGTATAACTTATGCTGGGCAACACAATATCAAATGCATAAAGTGGGCCCTGTGTTTGGCTCAAGAAACCCATCAGCGTACTCATCTTGAGTCTGCTTATCATTGGATACTTGACAGTAAACGAATAAAAACTAATACCCATACCAACACGGCGCATCTTGCCACTCAGGCTTTCTGTTGTTTGGTTGGGGTTGTTGATTTTAAATTCTATTGCTTGGAATCCATTATCTGGATAAGCATTGGTTAATTTAAGTTGTGCCATTAGAATCGTTGTCCTTTATCTAGCATCGCATCACTGACTAATTGTTTAATCATTCCCTTACGAGTATTTAAGAGAGCATCGAATCCAACGGCGTCATTTGCGACTATTGTAAAATTAATGTTGGCAGTCTGTCCACCACCCATCTTGTCATTAGGAGTAATCATACCACTTGATGCTGGTGTAAACAATTCAGGACCTTTCTCACCAACTATGTAAGGTGTATTGCCCATAACACTACCACCAATAGCCTTACCTGAATATTGTTGGCTTTGGATTGCCGCTACCTGTGCCATACCTGCGGCTACTGCACCAGCAACATAGATTAATGATATAGGTGGTCCTGGAGGCATTGACAGTGCCTGTGCTGCCGCTTGATATGTGCTAATCAATGCCTGTGCTGTGGCTAATGCTTTGTGTGCTTCAAAGGCTTGTTTGTTATGCGCTGACATTGAAGCAAATACATTGTCCATTGCACCAAGCACACCTTGTGCGCCAGCAACGCCACCTTGCTGTATCATTGCTACATTAGCCATCTGTTGTTTAACAGCATCAATAATTGACTGGTTAGTGACACCAGCAACCTGCATACGTGCTTCAGCAGACTTTTGTTCATTAGCCAAGATTGCATCTGTCTTGGCTTTGTTGATTAAGATTTCTTGGTTAGCGTATTCTTGTTCTTTAATTAAACCATTAGTCTTTAACAAATCCAACGCGGCTTGTTGGCGTTGTGCTTCAATTTCAAGACCCGGGTTTGTCTGTTGGAAGATGCCAGTTGCACGACTAGTTACTTGGCTTGTTGACTCAGGCAATGTTAAAGCACGTAATGCTTGTTGTTGCTTGGCAATTTCAAGGCGCTGTAGCGCAATACGCATATTGCGTTCTTCTTCGGTATTCAATCCTTTAGTATAACCAATAATTTGATTCTTATCGTTAAGGATTTCTTTAATTAAACTTCGATTGGTTGAAAGTATTGTTGATTCAATACCTTCTAAGTCACCGTTGTACTTGGTTAAGGCAATTTGGTCCTGTTGTCCTTGTACAATCTTACGCAAATCTTCATTACGTGCTTGTGTGGCTTTACGGATGGCTTCAGCATCTTTAATTTGTTGTGCTGTCAATGCGGCTGAGGCTGCTTTGGCTTTATTACTAGCCTCAACTTGATCTAATCCTAGGCGCTTGTTAATCTCTTCAAGTTTCTTATTATACTTGTCAGCCATCGAAGTTTTATCTTCACTGAATAGACCATTTAATCCAGAGAATACCTTGGCAATACTTGCAATCATTCCACCAAATGCTGTACCAGCAATGGTATTGGCTATGGCACCTGTACCAGCAATAGCCTCTCCAAGAGCAATAAATGGACCTATGACAAATTCAACTACCTTACCTGCATTCAATAACAAAGCGGTGGCGACTCTAATAGGAGCATAGATTAATATTAATGCTTCACC